GTTAATGAAACTAAGATGAATTATCTTCTAGGTTTATTTGACGAGGAAAAGAAAGAGTTAGGTAGTACTCTTTGGGGTTGCTACAATGCCTTAACTCATTGGTCAACACACACAGATTACAAGGTAGAAAGGTATAATCAGGATACACATAAATTAGAAACTATCTCAGGTGGTCGCCAAAATGCCAACAAACCAAATGTAGAAAGACAAAGAGCAGATGTTGTAAGAGAATTATTAACTTCTGATGCTTGGCAGTCTTTAGAAATGGCTAGTGCTTAATGGGTAATGGTTTAGAACTTGCTTATGTCATATACAAGACAATCATAATTATATTTTTATGTTTGCTTGTATATGCTTTTATAATTATTTAATTAGGAGAATTAAAAATGAAACGATACCACTTAAAAAAAATGTCTGACTTATTAGACACATTAGAAATAGTATCTAACAATGCTAAAAATAAAGGTCATAGATCGGGTTATAGATGTCATCAATTAGCTAAAGAATTAGCAGATCAATTTGAGGTGTTTGTGCCAACATTGACGCAGGTAATTGCAGATAAAGAAAATAAATGGCTTAAAAGAAAACTCAATACTAAAAATACTTTTGGTTTGTCAAAAGGTGAGTTTGAAATATATCAGGTTGTCAAATCTAAACAATATAGAAAACTTGTCGATATTTACCAAGACAAATCACATAACCTTGCTTTAAATACTACAAGACAATATGTTTTTATTTTAAAGAAAAAAGGTTTTGTACAATCAATAAAATGTGTTGGTAAAAATTATAAATATTACCAAGCTAACGAGATAAAATTATCTAGTTGACATAAAAAAATAAATAAGATTATAATTAACCACCTTTGGGATATCTCTTAGGTGGTTTTTTTAAACCTTAATTTAAATAGTAAAGGATTTTCACAAATGAAAACAGAAACATATTTAATTAAACATGAATACGACCAAGACAAAAAAGAAATGATCTCTAAACCTTGCAAGGTTGAAATGCGTTGGAAGATTTACGACTCTTTTGCTTGTTTGGAAATAATTGGATTTGAGAAAGACAGAGAAACAATAAAACATTTGTTGTATTGCCATAAAGACCAAACAATAAATATTTTACATACTCTTAATGAACAAATTGAGCATGAAGATAATTTAGAACCTTGTAATAAAGATAGGTTTTTCTTTAATGAAAATATTGGCGTTCAATGGGGTTTGCATGGTCAACTTGATTTAGAAGACTTAATTGCTACCAAGCAGGGAGTTAAATAGATGAAATACTTTTTAAAAGAAATATTAGATTTGATTAAATGGTTAAGTTTTGGGTTTACTCTTGCTTATTGTATGGCTTCGTATCATGGTTTGGATACAAGCTTTTCTAGTTTGTGGGGGTGATCATGGCTTACTTTTTTAAATGTAATATATGTAAATATAAAGAAACTTTCAGAGATACTTTTGAAATTCCAACTGTAGCTTTGGAGGGTTCACTAGCAGATTATGAAACTGTTATTTGTGATAGTTGCATTACAAAACAAACTAGATTAAAAGGTAATCAAATAATAATTCAGAAAGGAACTAATAATGCAAACATTTAATCTATCACTTGAGAATATGCCACATAGAGAAAAGAAACTTCTTAATATTGCAAAGGTTGAAAATATGCGTTCACCTCGTAGTAATAAAGAAGTAGCAAACCAATTTATTATTACTTTACAAAATGGTATTACAGTTTTTCAGAGCTATAATTCTATTATTGCAATAAAAGCAGATGGTGAAGTTTATTTAGATTATGACCGTTGGAACTATTCTAAAACGACTAGCAAATATAGAAATATATTTTTAAATGAAAGCACAGTTGATACAGTTAAAAAGATTGGTTTGGGTCAATATGGTTGCGTTCACTTGAATAAATAACCTAATAACTTTCCTCCCCAAAGGCGTCTTATATTAGTTTATAAGGCGTCTTTTCTTTTATTAGCCTGATATATATCTAATTCGTTGTTATTGTTGTGTATTCGCTTTATATGGCGTTTGGGTATTTATTCGCAATCTGCACCTTGCTTCATACCTTTTGGCAATTACTTGTATAAACTAAAATGACAAATAGCAATACACGGGCATATGTGTACGAGTATAAACCATTTAAAAATTAGTTGGGTTGTTGGTTGGGTTGTTTGTGTGCCTATGGTGTATCAATGATGGTTGCATTAAAAAAATACTAATTAAGAAATTATATATCCACCCTCACACGCCCACGCAAGGGACACTGGGGGCCCCCCAGCATTTGCTAGCAAAGTCGCCATATTTTTACCTAAATGAGTTACTTGTATGAACTATTTGCATCCCTTTAGGATATCCCTGTAAGTAACAAAAAGGAAGACTCCCCCCTATACTAAGAACAGTTAATTCCCTGTGTATATGGTGTATCTCCCGGAGGTGTTACTCCGATTATATCCATCTTATCAGAAAAGTCAAGACATTTGTGCGTAAATTTTTTTTTATTTGACATATTTGTGTTATATCCGTATAATCGTGGTATCAAGACCAGTTTCGAGCAGCAGCAACCAAACTGAATCTCGTGCTTTGGCTCAAGCTGAAAGGTTCTTGACTCACTTACTAAAGGAATTGACCGTGTTTGAAGCATTTGTACTCGTTTGCTACTTAGGAGTAGACACCGACTGTAGACAATTGCAGGATACACGAGGTCCTTACCCTACAGAAATGCTGTGTAAACAGCGTATTGTAGAAATAACAGTCGAATTACCTAAGTATTTACCGAATTACCAAGCAAAAGCGTACCGTTGTGACAAATTTACTACCACAAACAAAAAATTCACGTGAAATATCACCCCAACAGGAACAATTCCTAACCAATTTGTTCGAGAATGGTGGAAATGTTACCGATGCTGCACTATCTGCAGGCTACTCAAAGGGTAGTGTCACGTGGCTAAAGAACAGTTTAGCCGATGAGATAATCAATCGCACAAAGAATGTACTGTCTATGCACGCCTTTAAGGCTGCTACACGCCTAGTAACGACAATAGACAACCCCGTACCCGAGAGAGGAGACGACCTACGCTTCAGGGCTGCAGAATCGCTTCTAAACAGGGTTGGTCTGGGAAAACAGGAAACAACCAACGTAAATGTACAGGCAGTGCATGGAATAGTCCTACTGCCACCTAAAAAGGAGGTAGTCATAGATGGCTAAAACATACGAAGAAAAACAAAGAGACAAGCGAATCCAAAAACAAGTAGAAAAACTTGGAGGTCCTAAGAAAACGCCAAAGCCTATGAAGTTAAAAGATGCTGCTGCCAGACAATTTAAGAAAGCAAAGCTCACAACATCAGCTTCGGCACTACTTCCCAAAGCAGGGTTTAAACCTGCAACCCCCAGCCAGTTACTTAATGGTTTTATGAAAGGTTACATGGGTCTGTATAAAGAAGCTGTGCCAAAAGAACTCAGAGATAGGATTAAATTTGAGATGAAGGGTAAAAAAGTAGTAAAAGATAAGAAGAGGTAATTGATGGATAGAACTCATGCAAAAGCTTTTAAAAAGAATATTAAAGGTGATCTAAAAAGTAAACGAACAAAAAGACTTGATCAAGCTAATCCTGTACGAGCATTAGCAAGGATGGTGGATGATGAGTTTGGAGCATCTGATTCAAGCAAGTATGATGAAATACATGTGGATGGGGTAGTCTATAGCTCAAGAGATAAAGAAGGTACAAAAAAATATACATCCAAAGTATATACTAAAGGATCAGGTACACGTAAAGTTAATGACTGATGCACCAAAGAGAGGTCGCCCTAAGAAAGACCCCGAAGCACCAAAGCAAAGATATTTTCTGTCCAGAGCCGAACAAGCCAGACGACAGACACAAAAAAGGTTACGTGATGCTAAGAAACGTGCAGACAAAGTAACCAAAGTAGCAGAAAGTAAAAGAAGATATGCCAGAAAGCTTGAAGAGAAAGTTAGCAAAGTTGAGAAAGCTCTTAAGGGAGATGCAACTACCGTTGTCGATACAGGGGAGTTGGCAAGCCTTCCTCCACCTGTCCAAGAGATCGTGGGAAATCGTGAAGTGGTGTTTCAGCCGAACGAAGGACCTCAAGAAGAATTTCTGTCGGCTAGTGAAAGAGATGTTCTCTATGGAGGTGCTGCTGGTGGGGGAAAATCTTTCGCCTTGTTGGCAGACCCCCTTCGCTATTGCACTAATCCTAATCATAGGGGTCTTCTTCTCAGGCGTACTC